TCGAATCGATCGGCACCTCACGATACAATTGATCGCGGGGCACCGGGAGGACCGTCACCGCCGCGGCCAATTTTGACACCGTCCTATCATACAATTCGTACTCGAGTTCGTTTAGGGGAACATCCGGAAGTCCGTCTAGGAGCTTCTTTGTGATCACCCGAATCCGCCATGAGTCCGGTTGGGAGAGCGCACAGGGGCGATCTCCAGCAGGGAACGAATTGAAATGAGAGTAAAGATAGAGGAACAACCTCATATCCGACTCTGACGGGCCGAAACGGCCGACGACGGGCAGTCCTAGACCACCCATGATCTCGGGAAGGAACCATGGCAGACCCACCTGGAGGAGTGTTGACTGATTGTTCTTCATAAACAACTCCATCACAGCCTCACGGCTACCGGGTGGCGCCATAGTTAACAGTTCCCGACAACGAGATCCAAGGGAACCGGCACGTCCATCAAAATCAGCAACTGCATCATACAGTGCCTCAGAACGTTTCCGGGTATCTTCATCATAGCTCAAACCACTGCGCTTCCGTCCCGTAATAATCGAAAAATTGATGAACGGGGAGACAGCAAACGTCGTGAATGAATCCTTGAGCTCAAACTCTTTCCCCGGCGAGGGGACACTATGCTGGCCATCTTCACGAAGAGGCAGAGCAGACTGGGTCTTCCTCAAACCGCGCACGAACTTCTCACGAAGGGGGCTATCTGCCACCAAGGGAGTAAAGTTGCGAGAGTTGATTTGGAGGAAAAACTCAGAGTGAAAGGTCTTCCCAACAGAGGGGGAGAAACCTATAAGGGTAGCCACAAGAAGCCAATCGGGATAGAACGATTTCTTAGCACGGAGCACTGCATCGTCGCCGTTGACGAGCAATGGCAAACGACGGAGTTTGTCACGTGAGAAGTCACGATCGAGCAGCGATTGATACGGCAAGGAAAGAAAGTCCTTCCGCCGCATAGCTAGGCAGGTGATGATGACCGCAGCGTTAAGCAGACAGAGGATCGGAAAAGAAACTACCGACCCCATTAGCTGACCATGGCGCTGCGCCTTGAATCGTGGTTGCCCACGAAGGGAGTCCGGATCCTCAATCAGATGCTGTGTCAACAAGCGACGGAACAACTCTGAGATTTTGGGATCAAGACGGGTGTACTCTGATATTTTTGCAACACAAAACTCGCTCGCAAAGGACGAGAGAGAATTGGTGGCATCAGAGTAATCCAGCGAGATATACTCCTCTCGACTTTCGCCAGTACCTGCCAACAGCCCCACACGCTCCGTAAGAAGGCGAGGAGTGACAGTCTGCCCGATAGCGGTGAACATCGGGAACGACTGCACAACTTGCCAAAGCTTCTTCTGGAGTGGCTTTAACACTGTTGAGGTAAAAGGTGGACCTTTCGTGATGTCGCGCACCTTCAACGCCTCTGGTAAGGAGACGATGGCGGTGAGAGGCGGCTCATTGATAGCAGCATCCAAGGCACGGTGGTAACCGGCGAGAAAGTGCACATCCATGGCCGTGTCGGACAACACGCGGAACGGTCGAGAGAGGTCGTCGCCCCTACCCTCATCATCCCCCTCGGGGGTGATGGTGGAAGAGAGATTCAACTTGGCGGTGGGAACGAAAAAGTGACTATCAAACAGAACGCTACCCAACGCACCCTGACCCTTTCGGTTCCGGATGTAGTTGGCGGATGTGGA